ACTTCCCCAGTAGATACGTAAATAGCACCTACACCCTTACACGTCTTGCATTTAGTACGGTTCTTGTAGGGGTCACCTTGGATACGATACTTCTTACCATTCTTCTGTCGAGTGATCTGCTTGTATTGCTGAATGGAGCCTACGCCATTACAGTCTCTGCACTTGTGAGCAGTCTTACGGAATACAACTCTAGTAGTTGCGCGAACAGCATCCACAAACTGATTGGTACTCATATAAGGTGGTCTGAGAGGTTTGCCCTCATCGTCTGTGAATATGTTAAACGTCTGTCGGTGTATGTCCTTGTCTATTACTTCACGTGAGTAGATGACTTTGGTCATGTGGACACCGCTGTTAAAGTTTACTGGCTCGTCGCCCATAACCATTTCAGCGATTTCTCTCAGCCGCTTCTCCAGTTCTGCCTTCTCGGCTTCAAACTCCTTTTCCACCTCTAGTAGAGCGTCCATGTCAATCTTCACGCCATTCATTTCTATTTCACATAGAAACATCAGCATCTCATTCATAAATGGGATTACTTTCTTTAGGCTCTGATTGTGTTCACGCTCGAAGATTTCTTGCTGCGCGAGGTATAGCTCCCCAGTGGCTCTGACATCGGCCTCGGCATACTCTATTACCGTATCTAGTGGCATTGCCTCGAAGCCTGTACCACTCTTAAACAACTCATCAATCAGGTCTGATTTCTTGATGCTCTCAGTCTTACGTCTGATGGCACTGTCCTTCAGCGACAGACCTCTGTTCTGCCCCTTGGCTAGTAAGTACTCTGCTATCATCGTGTCGAATACTTGCGCAGGTATGTCGAAGCCCATTTCCTGTAGCCACTCTACATCAAACTTTGCGTTGTGGCAGATAAGCAGGTCAGCTTCTGCGAGGTGTTCTCTTAGTTGATCTATGCCGTCAGGATATGGCTTCTCGTTGTGATACCATACGTCATTATGTACGTCCTCTACTGTCGTGTCAGACAACCAGCCGTAGTGGGCCGATACACATCTGTTATTTGGGTTCTTCGGGCTGTTATCTATGCGCCCTTCTATACGCTCGACGGTGGTCTCTAAGTCTAGTACTAGTTTCTTCAAAAGTCTGGCTCCCCATGCTCGTCAAAGGTAGGCCGTCTATATTCTTGCACTCTCGCGGCTACCTCTTGTGGTTTTTTCTCAGCCATCACACCAAATTGTCGTACCTGTAGTTCAATGTGTGGCGGTAATCTGGCTTCACACTTCATAGCGCGAAGTCTTATGGTCTAGCTGACACATGACTGTGCCATGCCACCCTGAGATTTTATTCTTCATCACCGTAATCCAGCGCGAAGGATCGTCAGGGTTTTCCTTGTCATCCATCTTACCTAAGCCTATTAAGATGTCGCTCTCGGCTACCTTACCCACCTTACTACCTTCCAGCATTGTTGGCGTGAGGCGTGTCTTACCTTCAGCTTCTGCAGATGCTTGTGAAAGACCTATTAAGGCCACGTTATGCTTCTTGGCTAATTCACGTAGGCGGTAGTACAATTCTCTCAGGCGTTCATGCCCAGAGTTAAATGTCTGCGTGAGTGCGATCTTGTCTGCCATATCCACGATTACGACATCAAATTTTTGTTGGCTCAGGAAGGCATCGAGTTGCTGTATATCCCAGCCCTGACTATCTGCGAAGATAAGACGGTCCCTAATAGCTGCATACCGTGCGGCTGCGGCCTGTGGCTCGAAGTTCATCTCCTCTTTGGTCATACCAGTGAACGCTTGCATGGCACGTAGCTTAGTGCGCTTACCCACCTCTTCGTTGGCTATGTAACCAACCTTGGCACCTTGCTGGCAGAAGCCGTCTGGGGCAGCGCATAGGCTAATAGCAAATGCCGTCTTGCCTACATTAGAGTATGCCGCAATGACACCGAACTCTCCGCGCCCAATGCCATACACATTTCTACTCAGGGTCTCGATGTTAAACTTAAATCTATTGTCGTCTGATACAGTAGCTAATAGCTCGTAGATATCGTCTGTGACTATGTAGTCATTAAAGTTATCTGGTAGGTATCCATCTGATACACGGTCCAAAAGAGTATTCAGCTTGTCCATTGCAGAGGCATCACCCTCAGACATTGATATACCTAGCTGGGCAATGTCTAAACCAATGTGCTGCCGCCAGAGTGTCTCGATGACATCACTAGCTACGGCACTGTCTATGTCATCAGCATTGGAAATAGAATTTACTAGGTCTTCAATCTCAGCCGACCACGAACCCGTCGATGTAGGATTTTTAGACTTCCAGTAAGTAAATAGTTCAAGAGGCGTAATGTCCTTCTCAAACTTATCGTGCATCGAGATAATTGTCTCGAATACATCTTTCATAGTCTCGTCGAACAGTGATGCTCGAAGTTTTGCCTTATTTTCCTCATAGAATGAGTGGTTAAGGCAGCTTTTAAGAAGTGATTGGTCCATTCTTCGCTATCCATTAACAATTAATAGAGTGCTATAGTAGACCAATTAGCGAAATAAAAAAAGCCCCAACTTTGCAGAAGGGGCTAATTAGTTTGATTACGTTAGTAGTACTAGTTGGCTCTGAATTTCATTTTACTCAGGTCTACAGAACCAGCCTCGCCTCGGCGTTCTCGAAGCTCACACTGATACGTAATTACCCGTGGGTTCTTTTCACAGTATTCACGTATCAGCTTCTCTAGTGCTTCTTCTTCAGCAGCGGCTTCTCGGAAGCCCCCCTCAATTTCTAGATCGATTATAGCTATTCCTCTAGCTTTCATTATACCATTCCTTTAACTTTAACGTCTGTACTGGTGGCCTAGACGGTGTTTTTGTTAACCCAGTTGTCCTCTGGATAGTGATTGGCAGCTATAAGGAATGAATCGGAGGACCGCTAGGGGGATTCTGTAATGACACCACATAAGTCATCATTTTTATAGGACGCTCTGCCGCCTTAGTACGTGATCTTCTGCGATTTACTCTAGACCTATTACCCCCACAAGTAATAAAGGCCCACGTAAATACGCTACTTACCGTAGTAAATTGTTTATCTGTTCTGTAGTGAGCCATTTAAGGTCTTTCTCAGTTAGTCGCAGCTTTAGGGTCTTATCTTTACTTCTGATTGTATTGAGTGCCTTAGTGTTCGCGTCTTTGTCAAGAACTAAATACCTATTAGTGTAACAACTAATTGACTGCTTTATTGTGGAAGTCAAGTTTGTACCTAGCATTGCCACACCTACGTAGCCGTCTAGTCTACTTACACTACAGGCTGATGGTATGTCTTCTACGAGTACGGCATCAGTTCCCTCACCTACGTGTACACCGCCTTCGATGACACCATAAGTCATCCACTTAGGTCCATAGGGTTTCAGGCATCTACCCACTGCACCTCTATCTGCGTAGAACATTACTCGGTCTTCGGCTGGTGCGTAGCGTACATCTATCCATCCGTTCTGGTAAGCCTCTAGACTATTCACAGACTTCAGGAAGTCGATTGCTGGTTTATGGTTATCTACTGAAGTAGTTATCTCTGGTAATGGTTTAACCTTAGCAGTCGGCTTAGATACTTTTGCTAGATAGTCTTTGGAAGACTGAAGAGAACGTCTACCTTGGTATATGCCTCTTCCATTACAGCTTGCTCTATAACAGAACCACTTTAGTTGACCATCTATTTTAGAGACTGCTAGCTTCTTATAACCACCACAGAAAGGGCATTGGATTACTATAGTATCCCCCTCTCTGATATTAATAGTCTTTACTATTTCTAACTGCTCTAAGTAGGTCATCTCTAGTCCGTTGGTTATACTGCCCCTTCGCAGGGACAGCGTCAGCTTATCGTCAAAAACAATTTAGTCAACAACTAATTAAGTGCTATATTAAAACACTTAAAGTTAACAGGTATTAATGTAAGTATATCATAAGCCATTGATTTTAAACATCATCTGTTAATCAATTGGTCGTAGGTTCGATCCCTACCGCCGGAGCCAACTATTTGATATTATTAGATAAATAACTGTTTGGCTAGTGTAAGTGGCATGGCAGATAGCTTTGTGGCAGTCTGCCATTTTTGCCACTCACGTTATTATTATTTGACCGACTCAATCTCCAGTCTGGATTCTGTTAGTCTGGGATTGTTGATTTCTTTATCAGCCACTGACTTAGTTGTGTTCTTGTAGGCGAACACTGCGCCAGTCTTCTTGCATATATATTTGATCTTAACCATCGGACATCTCTCGAATGTGATCTTCTATGAAGTCATAGACTATTTGCATATCCAGCTTGGCGGCTGCGCAGTAGAGTACCAGCTTCAAGCCTTCCTCTGTCAGTAAGTTTCTGCACTTGTCGTCCATGTGAAACTGATACGTAGCGGAACCGTCTTCGTGTTCTTCTACAGTCTCTACACCAATGATACCTGACTTATCCATTTTCACCTCGCAGTACTGGTCTGATTGATCTAGACATGACACCTGTCTCCAAGCACCACATATTAACGTCACCATCGGCGTTAAAATACTCAGGCATATTCTCATTAGTGCGTATTGCTATCTGACAGGCTTCTGAACTCGGCAGAAGTATATACGTCTGTATATCCCTGCCTTGGATTGCATACTCTACGTAGAGAGCGAAGAAGTATTCCATGTCGCCCCCTTTCGTATGTTATCTTTTTCATCACGATTAGCCTCTTCACGCTCCTTGGCCCTCTGACGCTCTTCAGGGGTCATCTGGTTAATGTGCTTGTTAACCCAGTTTCTACGTATGTCGTCGCGGTCACACTCCTTGTGTCTGTCGTTGTGGATCATCTCCCGCGCAAACGTGTGGCTGATACCAAAGTGTCGTGCCGCCTGAGCAATGCTGATGAAGTCCTGTCCAAATAGACGGCAAGGTCTGCCGCGCTGAATTACTTTTACTGTTCTATGAAATCCCATTAAATTAAGCCTCGTTTCTGATTAGCCATTGTACTCTCTGTCTCACCCTCTAGGGCGTAGATCACTAACATCTGCGGGTTCTTGTGGCCTGTCAGGGCCATCAACTGTCGGTCAGTACACCCTGCCCTACTCGCGTGAGTAGCTCCTGTGCGTCGAAGGTCAGCCATCCACAGTTTGGTATATCGCTGGCTACCGTCATCATTTAACTGACCTACTAGTGGAACCTCTGGCAGTCCGTAGCTATCGGCAGCGGCTCTAAAGAACTTATTGCATCGATCCTGACTGTAGGGTCTCCCAGTATTCTCGTATGCGAATATGTAATCATCAGAGTTACGGTGCTGGTGTAAGTGCAGACGCTGCTTAACAGAGTTAGTTACCTTGATAGACATCTGCTTGCCTGTCTTCTTCTGAGTGAAGTGAGACACGCCTGTCTTGCCGTCGATATTACCCCACCGCATGGTCCTTACGTCAACAGGACGCTGGCAGAACTCGTAGCACATGACCAGCATTGTACCCATACTGTGGTAGCCCATGTCGTCACAGTGCTGCACCATGCCCCATATATGTTCTTCGGGCCACAGAACCTGTCTGTCTGGCAGCTTGGGTAGCTTGACCAAGGCAAAGGGGTTAGACTTTACCTTCCCTGAGCGTAGACCCTCGTTCCAGACTAGCTTGAGAACCTTGAAAGTGTGGTTGGCTTTGTGTGTACTTACGTCAGACTGTATGTGTAGCCACAGTTTCTGAGCGTACTCGTAGTCAACGTCTGACACATTCATCTTAGCAAACTGTGTGTTAGATACGCAGACAGGCAACACGTGCCGTAGGTGTCCCTCATACGATCTCTTAGTAGCAGCAGCCTTGATGTTACCGTAGGCCATAGACGACTTGTAGTGATTGACCAGAGCCTCGACAGAGCGGTTGTCTACGTAGATGTCTTCGTGGTTACCAGCCTTCCAAGCCTCAAACTTACGCTTCCACTCGTAGCCTCTGGCGTTGGCCTCTTGCGGGGTGGTGTAGGTCTCCCGACTGATATCGGGAAACGCCTTCTTTAATTCAGGAGTAGGCCGTAGGTCAAAGACCCTAGTGTTGCCTCTCATGCGTGGTCTTACGTAGGGAGCCTTCATGCCGCCTTCTCCACGTGTACACGCACAAAGTGGTTGCGTGGGGTTAGCTTCACGACATTGTCCTTGCCGCGCACTTCTACGTAGGTAAGCCCAGCCTCATGCTTAAAGGTGATGGTGTCGCCCACTGAAACGTGCTTCTTGATGTCCTTGATGGACATGAGCTTGTCTCCGCGAGGTCTACGGTACAAACGTATCTCCGTGGCAGTATCGTCCTCGAACACGGCTGGGACAGTAGTCTTTTCGCCGTTCTCTAGGTCGCAAAAGGTCGTAGTTAGATACTTTTTGGCGAAGTCTACCACCGACTTATTAGCGTCAATAATGGACTTGTTCAGCATACGCTGAGTGATAACGATCTTGGCTTCCATTACTTACGCACCTCCCCCAAGTTGGCTACGATAGCCTTGTAGATACTGATCTCCGTGCGGTTAAGTCCGACGAAGCAAGTCGGGTGCTTACGTGCATAGTCCAAGACCTTGTGAGCATTCGGTAAGGTCATGTCTTCGAGGTAGTTATTTATTAGCTTCAACATAGATTGGTCCTTTCTAATTGTTGATGTACAGCATTTTATAGTGGAGTTAACAGGTCGGTCAACTAAAAAGTTAACAGGCATAAAAAAAGACCGCCGAAGCGATCTAATTTCCCTGCGCGAACAAGTGTATGCTTACTTACGTAATTGGACCGTAGTTATGATCTCCCAGCCGTATGCCTCTGGCTCACTGTCTGTAGCCATGTGTATTGCCGTATCCGATTCTGGTAGGTAAACAACACTATAGTCTTTGCCCTCTTTCTGCGCAGCTTTGGTAGCATTATAGAGCGCATCTTTAATGTCAGTTATTAGATTAGTCATATTTTATTGGCTCCTTTGCTGTTTTGATTTGAAAAAAATTTCCCTGCGCGAACAAGTGAATACTTGTCTATAGCAGTCTAAATGTGAGATCAACATAAAATTTACCTGTCTCCTGCCGCTCGTCGCAGTTTTTTGCTCGTCGCAGATAATGCAGATTTCCTGAGTGTTTTACTCTGGAATTTGTTACATCATTTAATTGTGGACTTATTTACGTCACTAAGGTAGAATTCGAACAGTCGCCACCAGTGCGGCTCGATAACAACCAACGAACAGGAGTTCACATGACATTAATAGCAAACTACC